CCTAAAGTTATTTTCTAACTCTTTAAGTTTGCCGTGTTTTTTATTTTTCTTTTCTTGCTTATCAAGATCTTTACGTTCTGCACCTGTAGTAATTTTTTCAATATACTTGTCCATCTTAGGATCTTTTTTTCTTGCACCTTTAAAGTGTCTAAAATATTTGCCTAGTACAGTTTCTTTAAGTGGACTATGTGCAGTACGTTGTGGATGGAAGTCAATTACTTTTACTCCGTTGCTTATTGCATCAATTACACAATCAGCAAACACATATGCATCATTTGGTTTAGGAAATCTACTTCTATCATTAACACTACGTGATAGATATATGTCTTCATATCTGTTTACAAACGTTTCAGCATAGTTGTGTTTTGTGTTAAACCAATATATACCTGTATCAGCATGTTGTATATTAGTACCAGCATACTTGCCTTTATTCATTGTTACACCCATGTACGCCGCAATACTATCTATAGGACACTGTTGCTCTAACCACTCTTGTGTTATATCTCTGTAAGTAACACTGTCTGCATCTAAGTATATAATTGTGTCTGCATCAATATTTCTACAAGCATGTACCCAACTAAATGCTTTGTAAGCAAAGCCTCTACTAAAGTGTGTTCCGATGTAATCTAAATATTCTTTTAAAGGTTCGCCACATGCTTCGTATACATCTAGTTCTTTAAGTTTAGATGAACTTAAAGGTAGTTTCATATCTTCAGTGTAGCAATACAATGGAATATCACTAGGCCAAAACTGTAGATAAGTTTCTACCATTTTGTTTGCCATTGAGTCGTAGTAGTCTTTATTAAATGTTGTTATACAAGCAAATTTACGCATTGTTATCTCCAAATACTAACGGTTTTAGGTGTGCCCAACTTTCGCCTTTTGCATGTTCTCTTTGTGTCCATTGAGTGTATGCAATATCATTACACCATTGTGTTCTATCTATATCGTAGTTTAAATTTTCTATATTTTCTAAACCTTGTTGTCTTATAGGCCAAATCATACTACCATCTTCAAATGCAAAAGTTGGAACACCTTCACATATTGATTCTATTGAACTTAAACTATTATATGTAATTACGCAATGTGCATCTTCGAGGTCTCGATATAGGCCGTCTGCTGTACAGTTGTTATTCTCGTCTGGCAAGTAACTATGCAATGAATCTACATTTTCACTTACACTTATATCTAATCCTGGATATCTTTTTTTAAGTCTAAGCGACATCTTCGTTCCTCGACTTAAATTTCTAGGATGAGGTCTTAAAAGTATTGGACGATCTGTATGCTTTTTAATCTCTAATATAATGTGTTCTACCCAATCGTAAAAACTATTGTAATCTTTGTACAAATTTAAAAGGCTACTATCACCTTCTTTTTGTCCCATGATAATAATTTTATCACCACGACTTTTCCAATCTTTTAATTTTACACCACTTTCTTTTTGAAATTTATTCCAACGATCTGGTGGACTATTTTCATTACCAAAGTTTCCTTCAGTCCATTTATAACTTGTCCAACCTAGTCTAGTCCAACCTAAATGTCTTCTAAAACAAGAACTTTCATTAACTAGAAATGGTTTACCACTATCACGTATGAAACGGTACATAGGTCCTTGCCAGCCATTGTCAATTTTTGGTTTTAATAAATTTGTTTGTATGTAAGCATCAGCGTTGTGCGGTACATCAATGTTATCAACTATTTGAAAACTATCACCGTGACGTACTAATCCTTTTGTTAGACAAACTTGTAATGATTTTACTGAGCCTTTAATTCCTACAAGGGAGACCATTCTGTACCTGTTTTGTTTGCAGTTTCAATCCATAAGTTAGCATAGTCTACATCTTGTTTTCCTTTAAACCAAGGTCCACCTTCTGTAAAATGAATTGCTTTTGGTTTACCATCTTTTGGTTCTTTATACCAACCTTCTAACCAATTCCATTCATGACTAACTTCGCCGATCTCTTCATCTTTTAACCAACTAAAACGGTGCATAAATTTTCCTGTTTCTTTGTTTACCATACTAGGTATAACTTGTTGATTGCTTGGATGTCCGCAGTTCCATAATACCATTGAACTCCAATTCTTGCGTGGATATAAATGCTGTGTTTTACCGTCCATCTTATCAGAACCATCTGTAGGAGTATAGTCATGATGAACACACATAACAGCATACTTGTCATCTCTTTGTTGTAGTAGTTTATCTACATCATCTAACCAAAGAAAATCGCAATCACAAAATAATGCCCAACCTTTATAACCTTGTAGATGTGGGATTAAAAACCTGCTAAATGTAAATTCAGTAGACCCTAATGCGTCTGTTTCTCTAGTGTAAGCACCACTGCGTTTAAGTTCAGGTAATTTAAGATATTTTATATCAATAGGTTCTTCTGTAGTGTGACGCAAACTATGTTCACAAACATCACTAGCAATTTTTTCTCTGCTGTCATATCCAATATATACTGTATTCATTATTATTCCTCTCTGCGTTCAATGTCTTCTTCAACGCATAATTCTCCGTGTTGAACTTCTAGTACATGACACGGTTCTTGAAAAGGATTGTACCCTTGGTGCCAAACTTCCTTGTCAATATCGTAACCTTTTGATAAGTGTGGTAATGTAACATCACTTACATGGCCGTTAAATTCTGTTTTAACTTTACAACAGCCTTTAAGTACATACCACATCTCTGAACGTTTAAAATGCTTCTGCATTGATAGTTTTTGTCCTGGTGCAATAACAAGTTCTTTAACTTTTACACCTTTGCCAATGGTATACAAATCTCTATACCAACCCCATGTACGTTCAACTTTAGGATGTTTCCATTCTTCTAAAATCCAACTACTTGAATTCTTTTTATTTTCGCCACCTACACCAAACTTGAACTCAACATTAGGATCGTCACCATATGTAAGCATTTCAGGAATGTTTGTCCATGTTCGATCTCCGCCGTTAGCGAATATAATTTTATCACCTAAATCGTTTAAGTTTTTTGTTTTGAAAATTGCTCCACATGCACTATCGTCACTGTCGTCAAAGTCGATAACAACGTCTACCATATAAAATCTTTTTGTAATTTCAACACGTTCTTCAAGTGGCATAAAAGGTTGCCCTTTCTTGCGTGTTAGCCAATCATCTGAGTTAAGTCCTACCCAAAGTTCGTCGCCTAACTTCTTTGCTTCTTCTAAGTATGCTAAATGTCCACTGTGTATAGGATCAAAGCCGCCTGTTACTAGTACTATCGTTTTCTGTTTCATAGTACTATTTATGTGCGTATATTATTGTGTAATTTTATTTGAAAGTCAAAAAAAAAGACTCCGAAGAGCCTTTTAAAAATATAAGCAAAATAGGTAGGACTTGGGTACACCTACAAGCACGGACCGAAATACCATTTCTAAACCGTACAACCTGTCCCCGCGGGTTAGTGCGATGTGACTCAGCGTATTTCTACTACCAAGCCTGGGTACCACCCCTGGACAGTCAAGTTCGACTCTTTTGGTAGGAGCCTCTTCCTTGCACTATAAACAAAAAGTAATTAATTTTTTGTTGCTTATGTAACTAATATAGCAAATAATACTATAAAAGTCAACCTTATTTTAAGTAAAAGTTTTCCAAAATGATATATTATACGGAAGCGTCTTCCATACCTGCTACACGTAGTTTAACAATATTAGTAATTTGCCATTGTTTCATGTCAATACCTTTCATTACTCCTAACCACTTGTTACGTAGTAGAGCAAACTCGTTAATGATCTTTTCAAAGTCAACTACATCTGCTTCACCGTCAACATATTTTTCAACGTCACGACTGCTTAATGCTCTTTGATAGTTTTCTAAATATTGCTTAAAAAACTTTGATCTAGTTCTACGTAGTTCTATATTTAAATATTCCAGTACTGCCTCAATCTCTTGTAATTGTCCAAAACGTTCTTCAACAACTCCTGGTAGGTTTGCGGCCTGCTTTTCTAAGTTGCCAAATAATCTTGTTTGCTTACGTGCTTCTTCAAGTTCGCCTTCATACCACAGAATAGCCGGAGGTATGTTTGCAATATCTTGAGTAATTCTAGAATACCAATTCATTTAGTTCCACTCATCATCATCACTGCTATACGGGTCTTCGTCCCAATTATCGCTATCTTCGTCCTTATACTTTTCACCTTGTAAGTCATTTACTGCTTCTCCTAAGTATGGATCTTCAGCACCTACGGCATAAAGTGTATCTTCGTCGATACCGTTATCTTGACACCATTTAACGTATTGCATTGCTAATTGTTCTTTGTTAGTCTTTGGGACATACTCCGAAAAGATATCCCAAAGATCAATCAGTTGGTCTTCACTCATTTCCGTCACTTATTTTTTCCTCAATTTTAACATTTTCTGATTCTACAACTTCATCTTCCATAGATGTGTCTGCTTCTTCGTACTTATGTCTAATTTTAGAAAAGTCGTCCATCACGAGTTGTAATTTTTCACCAGTCCAGTCTTTACGGTAGTGTAAAATTTCCTCGTTCTTACTGTTAACGAATTTAAGTCTATTACCTTGTTGTGTAAGAAGTCCTTGTTTTTCAAACAAGTCTACTAATCCACTGTAAGGATCCATTCCTGTTTCATAAGGGATCTTTACCTGTACGCCTTCAAAAGGTTTTGCGTAACGTGTTTTCATTACCTTACATGCGGCTCTAATACCACGTACATCTGTTACCTTTTTGCCATCAGCATCTTCTTTTAGTTTTAGTTTTTTCATTGCTACAACAATTGAAGATGCATACACAAATCCTTGTCCTCCACTGATTTTATCATCAGGATCAAACATATCTTGTGATGCATACGTATGGTTAGTACATACCATACCTACATTATACGCACCAAACATATTAACCGTATTACGTACAAGTGCTGTCAGTGCCTTAGGTTTTCTACCCATGTCACCTTTCATATCACCTTTAGTAAACTGGTCAACATCTGTTGGTGTTAATAACATACCTAGTGAGTCAACAACAAACAATACTTTAGGTCTGTCTTCTACGTCTACAGAATCATAATCGTTTCTGTAGTCTTTCATAAACTCACTTATAGTTTTAGCAACATCATCAATCATTGACATTGACAGTCTAAGCAGTTTGCCTTCGTCTGTATCAACACCTAATGCTTGTAGCCACTTTTCATCAAGTGCATTCTCTGAGTCAATTAAAACTACAAAGATACCTTGATCTTGTGCCGCCTTTACAATGTTACCACTTGCAAAGTATGATTTACCTGCGCCGGATTCACCTGCAAACACTGTCACCTTACCTAGAGGAATTCCTTTATAGAAGTCCCCTGAGATAAGATGATTAAGTGCGTAATTGCCGGTTGAAACCCAGTCAGTTGGATCGTTAAAACCTGTACCTAATCCTGTAATAGACTTGGTGAGGTTCTTACGAAATTTACTAACGTCGAATGGTTTCGCCATAATTACTCCTTACGATTGACGGTTGCGAATCATTGCTAAAATATCATTAGCACGTTCACTACTTGGTTTTTCTTCTGTTGCACTTGCAGTAGGTGCCACCGCTTCAGCAGTTGGTGCTGGAGCCGCAGGTGCTACTGTTTCTGCTACTGGAGTAGGAGTCGCTGTCGGTGCCGCCACAGGCGCTTTTGCCTTGTTCGGATCACCAGTTGGAGCACTCATGCCTGGAGCACGAAAGTACTGCCCAAAACGCTCTGGATCATATGCTTCGCCATCAACAGATGCTTCAAACATTTCTTGGATAACTTTAACTTCAACGTCTGTTGGCTTTTTAGGTAAAAAGTCATTTAAGTTATGCAATCCATGTGTATCAATTGCTGTTTTTTCTTCTTCAGTTACTGCACGTTCTCTACGTGACCAAGTTGAAGTTGAATAATCAGCATATCCACCTTTAGATGTTTTCTTAACTCTAAAGTCCACACCACGTACATAATCTGTAGGTAGTTCTTCCATCTCAGGATCCATTAATGCACCCTTAATGATTTGGAAAATTTGTGGTCCAATAATAAAACGTCTAATTGGATTCTCTGGAGTAGTATCTTCACTGATTGGATTTTCTGCTACAAAGCCTTGGAAAATATAAGAACGTTTCTTCCAATATTTTCTACCTTGTTGCTCCAATGCAGGATCTTTGAACCAGCCACGTACTTCTTGTAGTACTGGACATGCTTCACCATACATTTCCATACATGGAACGTTAACTGTCACTGGACGTGAATCAGTTTGTCCTTTAATACCTGCAAAAGGAAGTTTGATCATTAAGCGTTCTTTCCAAAAGAAAGTTGCTTCAGGATCAGAGTCAGGAAGAAAACGAAGTACTGCTTCGCTACCTTCTGCCATATTCCAATGTGGGTAAATTGCGTTGTCGCCGCCGCTTTGTTTGTTGTTGCCACTTGTGCGTGACTCTTGTTCGCGTAATTTTGCACGAATTTCTGCTAATGTTGCCATAATTTAAGCCTCCTATATGTTTTGCCTTTATGTGCCTGTTGTTCGATTATCGAACGTTTCGATATGTTTCTCTAACAACATATCTATATTATAGTTACCTTTTGTTATAAAGTCAACTAATAATTCTGAATTTATCTAATTAATTTAGCCAATTTGTCTTTAATGTATTCTAGGTCTTCGTTCGTCTTTGCCATTGCCTTACGGACTTCGTCTGGAGTCATGTCCAACTCTTTTGCTATTTCCTCATCGCTGTGGCCTTTGGCTTTAAGACTGTGCATATACTTAATGCTACCTTCTTCTACATCTTGATCATCTTCAACTTGTACCTCGTTACCTGTAAGTTTAGATACAAACTTTTCGACTAGATCCCCTACGGAATCACCAAAACGCTTACGAGCGGAAATAACCACGCCAGTTTCACCTTTTGGAAACGCTCCAGTTTCTGTGTCATAGAATGAGCGAACAAACTCAATGATATCTTCGGTAGATGCTTTTTCATCTTTTGGCTCTTCGTTGTCGCCTGCTAATTTCATAGCACCGTCTTTATCAATAGTTACATCTGTAGTATCGTCATCATCTTCCATAGTCATATCACCAAAGTCTAGATCATCTAGTGCTTCAGGATCGTTTTGTTTAAGATAACGATAGATAGCGGGTCTAGCACAGGACTCTGGGTCGCTTTCTGCTAAACTTTTTAGTTCGTTCATTAGTCCTTCGTCTTCAATAATACCTTTGAGACTGTTTATTGCATTTGTTGCATCAGGACCTACTGGTAGTGATTTGCCAATCATTTTATTTAACATATCAATACGTTGTTTGTCTAAGGCTTCGTCAACTACAGAGTCTGCCCATTCTTCAAATTCGTTTTCAGGAGTATTAGAGGTTTCAAAACGCTCACGCTCCATATCTCTATACATGTCTGCTTGGTCGGCCATTCTATCCGTGTAGTCTTGAGCAATCCAATCAATCATTGCAGGAAGTTCATCTAAATCTCCTAAATCTGCATCATCAACTTCTGTGCCATCTGTGTATTTTGCATACTCAAGGGGAGCAATCATATCACTATAATCTTGCATATCGTATTCGATAGTATCAGTGTCAATTTCTTTGCCTTTGAAAATAATTCTATCATCACTTTCATCTAATACATCATCTAAACTAACTGTAGTTTCAGCAACACGCTTTTGATGAATACTGTGTAGTAACGGGAACATATCTTTTAGTTCTTCATTAAATTGCGGAATTGTAAATGCATTGGTAAGATCATTTATAATGTCTTCTCCCAATTCTTCGCCTGTACTTTCAACAGGAATAAAATTTTCTTTTGATTGTACGTAGTAACCTTGACCTTGTAATTTTTTAAGATGTGATCTTAAGTTATCAAGTTCTAAATTACTTCCTTCAATAATATCATTTGAAGTTGTATTCATAAAATCTTTTTTACCTACGAATCTTTTAAATGCAGTAAGTTTAGCAATGTTTTCAGAAGTTGAAATAATATGTTTGCCAAAGTCGTCATGAGGGACGCCACTGTTAGCAACATGTCTAGCCATTGCCCTAGCACCTGCTAGATGAGCAAAAGGATATTTAAAACGTTCTCCTGATTCATTTTCAATAAACAAAGAACTAATATGTCTAGTTCTAGCACCTGACTGTTCTGGTGTAATTTCTTTTTTATGTCTAATAATGAGTTTTGTTTTGTCTAGTTCCTCATAACTAGATTTAGTTGTTCCGTACATTGTTGACTCCTGAACTTGTTTGTTTGCCAAGTATTGATAATCTCGTTTGTCTAAATTTGACTTTGCTATATCTCTAGTATCAAAACCCATCATGTGCTTTTTAGCAAAGAAACGCATTTCTTTTAAAAAGTTATACCATTCGTTTTCAATAGGCTCTGGTAAGTTTTCTAACATGTTTTGACTGTAATAGACCTTTAATGATTCCGCTTCACTAATGCTAATACTAACGGCGCCTTGGTTCTCGCCATTTACAACCCAATCAAAGTCATAAAATCGTGCTTGGCCTTCATCTGATGTAGGTGCGCCATTTTCGTCTCCCATTACAATTTTTGGAAAACGACTACGAATTTTTTCAAATAACTGTTTTGCTATACTGTCTAATCCTGTCATACTGTTATTTATGCTACTAGAATGAAATAAACACAGGCATGGGCATTACGCTAGATTCAGAATCTGCATCACGCATCTTCTCATATATAGCAGGATCCCATTCTGCAAGTATCTTTTGCATACGAACATTAAGCATAGTACTCATTACTAGATCGTCATGTTCGCCTGTTTTAGCACCAAATGTAGTGCCGTGTGCAACAAATGCTTTTAGTTCTGATATTAGTGGTTTAGATTTAATTTTAAGTTGGCCGCTTTCAAGCAGTTGCTTAAATTTAGCACATGCTGATATCTTTGTTTTATGTGTAGTATTAAACCCTTTTCTAAACTTACGAACATGCCCTTTACGTGC